AACGGTGTATCCTGCTGCTCGTTGAAGATCAGGATGTCGTAGGGGAGCCCTTCCCACTGAATCGGCCAGTCTTCGGGATCGCGAAGCAGTTTCGAGCTACCGGGCGAAAGCTGGAACCACTTGTGTTCCTGCTTGTCGTAGACGCTCCACACTTCGAGAATCTCGCCGTGTTCCGGGTTCGATTCGAGTTTCGCGCCATCGGTGTTGATGGCGTAGGTCGCGCGAAGGTCGTCGGGGTGATTGACGGCCGGGTTGAGCCGCCACTCTTCGAGTGTGCAGAGCGACCTGAACGCGCACCAGCGAGCATCGCCATCGGACTCGAACGTCTCGGCGAGCGGGTCGATTCGGATATCCCACGGCGCGATGCGGCGCATCCACGGGGCATCGTGTCGCGACATGGTATGTCGATCGAGCGCGCGAGCACGTTTCGGCTCGAACAGTTCATCGGGCGGCGTGTATCCGTGGCGCACGACGCCGAACGGCATCAAGAACGCGTCGCGCAGTGCGCGATTCCACTGCCGGCGCAGTTTCAGCTCGTCGATGTAGTAGTTGATGAGCGATTCGGCCATGGAGGCTGAGTCGGCGGCTTCTTGCTTCTTCGGAAACGCGTTGCACTTCGGATTTCGCGCCATCAGTTGCGATTGAAGCACGTTCATGGTCGAAAAAATCGAGTTGACGACCAGATGTGACTCGACGTCGAGTCCGTTCATGTACCCGATCGACTTCCACTGGTCTCCGCGATACGAATCGAGGTAGCGAAGCGTCTTTTCCCGGTCGCCTTCTTTGCCGAGCCCGTTCTTGTTCCAGACGGCTTCGGCGAAGTCGAGTTTTGAGCGCCAGCGAGCGAGTTCGGCGGCGTTCATGATGCGGCCCGGCTTTCGAGGTGAGTGCCGGCCATCGACGGCGACGCTCCGACGAGCGAACGCACGGCGGCCTGCGGCGAGCGGTTGCCGGCGCGTGCGCGATCCCTGAAATACGCGGCGAGTCCGCCCATGCGCGTCATCGCGCTCGGCCTCGGGCGGGTCATGATGCCGTAGCGCATGGCGTCGAAACCGTGATCTTCGCCGACGACCGAAGCGTCACTCCATTCGCGCATGTTCGGCCCGGTACGCTTGCGCAAGAGGCGAAGTTCACGAATGAGCGACGGGCATCCGTAGCCGAGCCCGGCCTTATCGGAGACGATCGAGAGCCGCGTCTCGTCGGTCAGCGGATTGATCGAGAGCGCATCGACGAGTGCCTGCCCGCCTGCGGCGCGATCGGCCTGCGCTTTCTTGTCGATGTTCCATACCGGGAGCCCGCGGTCCTGCATGATGCGAGCGAGTTGCGGCTGCTTGGGATCTCCGGCGAAGTATGCGGGCTTGATGCCGAGCAGCGTGATCAACGCTTCGATCCGCTTTACGAACTCGTAGCTCGTGATTTCCTTGTCGTAGATCTCGGCGAGCACGCACAGCCGTTCCATCGGTCCGACGGCCCAGAAGAGCGCGACGCACGCATCCGAATAGCCGTAGTCCATCGAGACGAACGTCTTGCTTTCGCTGGCCCACACAGGAACTTGATCAACGACGTGCGAGGGGAGGCCGGCAAACGGTTCGGCGCGAAACGGCAGCAGCCGTTCGTCGGCACCGGTCCACATTCCCAGAAACTGCTCTGCGAACCACGGATCGTCTTCGGCGACTCCGGTCACGCTGCGGCTTGCGGCCTTTTTCTTTTCGATCTCGAAGAGTTCCCAATCGTAGTGCGGGTTCGACGCGCCGGTGAAGTGGAACGAAGCGATTGACAGCGACTCGTCTCGCTCTCCGTCTTCGATGATCTTTTTCAGCCACTCGGCCCGCAGCTTCGGCGTCGTCGGCGCGATGACGTACTTGCAGCGAGTTCCGAGGTATCGAGTCCAAACCTTCTCTTCGAGTTCGGCGGCTTCGGAGAGGATTGCAAGGTAGACCTGTTCGCCTTGTAGTGACTCGGGGTTTGTCGCGCTTTTCCCGTCGATGTAGGTCCGCACGGGTTCGCCGTTGCGATCTTTCCCGAACTCGAGAATGAGCCGCATGTTCCCCTGATGCGGCGAGTTCATCTTCTGGCGGATCGAGTAGAACTTCCCGAGCAGGTTGTCCTTGCGATTGCGCTTCATGACGAGTTCGGTCCACAGGTAGTCGAACTCTTTGATCGTCTTGTAGTCGGGGCCGACGATCCAGATCCGTTTGTCTTGCCCGTTTTCGAGCTGTTTCGGCATCCACTTGCCGTCGAGCTTCTCGTACTCGGGGAAGACGTGGAAGAGGGCCTCGTAGGACGCGGCGTAGCTCTTGCTGGTACGAGCCGGCGCGGAGATGACACGGAATCGCGCCGTCGCATTGTGGAAGTCGCAGACTTCGACGGTCTTCGGCTTATAGCCGACCATTTCGAAGAGTGCGGGCTTGGTGAGGCTCACCGGGCTAGCGCGTCCACACCGTGAGTCCGTACTCGCCGTTCGCCGAGGTACACGAGAACGTGACGACACCCGCGGCAGTGAACTGTGCCGAGCAGACGTCGGTATTCGCCGTGAGTGCAGTCGTCGCGATGCACATGATGTTCGTGAGCCCGCTCGTCCACGTGTCTGCGTCGTTGACGTTCGTGAAGGCGAAGCGCCGCACGCGCATTCCGGCGGTCGGCTGAATGGTCTGGCTCGCGAGTAGCCCGCCCGACCCGGTCGATCGCGGCGAGTAGATCCGGCCCGGCCCCCCGGTGTAAACGCCAGCGGTGGTCGTCTCTGAGAGATCCGCCATCAGAGCCCCCTTGAGTAGAAGACGTGGACCCAGCCGTTGATCCCGGCCCCGGCCGAAACGATCGAGACTTCGTTCGCGGATGACCCTGTGCCGAGGTACGCGTTGGCCTTGTCTGTCGCGGTTGCGCCCTGCCACGCGACCGAGAAAGTCGGCTCGAAGTCGTTGCGCGTGGTGTCGGTTGCCGCGTAGTCGAGTCCGTCGATGCGCAGCACGTCGAGCGCCGAAGCGGTCGTCACGCGAAACGCGCGATGCTTGCCCGGCTGACGCGGCATCGTCTCGTCGGGAGTCGTCGAAGCCGTATACGACCCGCCCGGGCTGCCAGTCCACGACTCCCACGCCGAGTTCTGGGAGGGAAGCGCGCGGCCTGCCCCTGCCACGTCCGGGACTACCGCCGCCATGAGCCAGCCCCGCGGCAGGGCATCTTCTTGCCCTTCTTCTTCTTCGGCTTCACGGGTGCCTCCTTACATGACTGAGAGTCACATACGGATCCGTATCCCGCATACTGACTCGTATGTCAACACCTGAAAGCGCCACCCGTAGCGGTGCCTCTCTGTCCGGCTACCACATTTGGTGTTGACGCACGCCGCCAGCAGGGTGCATGATGGGCGCAAGGGGCCGGCACTTGCAGATTCGGCGAACTGATCTCGCGATGCTCTACTTCACCGGACGAGTCGCCGAGGCCGACGAGATTCGCCTGCGACTCGAAGAGGACAGCCCGGCCGCACCGGTCCGAAGCCGTCCCAGCCCACGGGCTCCACGCACTCGACCCTGCGCCGCCGTCCTCACCAAGTGCATCGTCCGCCGCCATCACCGGGACGCTCGCCACTCGCTCCACACCACCGAGCGAGTCGTCTTCAAAGCCCTCACCAACGGAGGGCCAATCTCAAAAAGCGTGATTCGATGAGCGGGCCAAAACCCTCGCTCTCCGTAGGCCTCCGCTTCCCATCTGGGCCGGACCGCTAACCGCTTGGGGTGTGCCTCTCCGAACCATGGCCCCACCGGTTCCTCAACGGGGACTGACCGCATCGGCAATGAGCCGGCACATGCGACACCCAAGAGGCGACAGCTGACAAAGCAGCCAAGTAGCGCACCGGTGAACGACTCGAAGATGATCTGGGCACTCTGCTTCTTCGCTCGTTCACCCCCATCGAATCAGCACAAAGCGCGAGGTCACTAAACGCACAGACATGGGACACTTGCGCTCCAAAAACCTCCCGACCTCGTTGCAGCTAACTCAGCGTTCCCACTCCCCTTTCTCCGAACAGCCTCCCGAAAACACTGCCTTCGCTCCGATAACAACCTCCCGCACCACAGCCTCGCTCGAACCAAAAGCCGTATCCGCAAAAATGGCGGTGAGGGGACGGTCAACGACACGGGCGCCGGGGAGGGGGGCCTACCGCCCCCTCGCGCGCCTCGCTTTCGTTCGCCTTGCTTTCGTGCGATGGCCGCTGCTAGAGGGGCTGCCTTAGCTGTCCAGTCTGAGGGTCACGCGAGGCTTACCGGGTAGTTACGCTGCGCTGGTGCGGTAGAGCGAGCGCACCGGGTGTTGGATACAGGCTGCGCAGTCGGAGGGAGGCATTAGCAGCGAGCGTGCATTCATCTGCTTAAGCGCATGGATGGATGCGAGCGGTCGAGATCGGTTGCCTCTGCGTTGCTCGTCGTCCCTGCTTCGATTGACTGTGCTTCGAGGTCGCTCGCCGATTGACTGCGTAGTCAGCCATTGTTGACTCGCGAGTCAATAGTGACTCCGGGTCAGGATTCGTCGATTGAGTCCGCGGGTTGCGTGATCTCGATAGAGACGTTGAGACCCGAGGCAGCGAGTCGGTCGAAGATGGTAGACGCGAGTGCAGAGACGCCATCGGATGCGTTGTCACCGGCGCTCAGGTAGGTCTCGCGCGATTCTTTGAGCCACCCGGCGACGTTTCTGGGGTCGGTGGTAGTGATCTCGTCGCGAACGCGCGTGATGCCGTTTTCGAGGGCTTCCTCGGCCATGGCGGCTATTCGAGCGCGTCGTGATGTTGGGGGGCTTTCGGCTGCGACGTCTGTGGAGATGGCCTGCTGTGCCGCGTGGATGTCCTGATGATTGAGGCCGACGATGGCGGCGGCTTCACGCAAGGATGCTCCTCGCGCGCAGAGTGCTAGGCCGGTGGCGATTCTCCGTTCGCGATCCATTCGAGGCGTTACGATGGAGTCGACGTCGATTTCTCGTGCCATGGCGTGGCCTTACCACGGCTTTGCGTGTCGCGCAAGTTTTCTTTCGATCGTGCCGAATACCTGTTGACACTATCCCGACGACGGGATAAGGTCAGGGCATGGAACGCGGTCGTAGTGACCGCATAAGGGGATGAAGATGATCGAAAGCATTCACGATGCAAGCCACCGAGAGCTTCGGTCCGCACTGGCGGACCCCGCCACTCGCCCGAGCGAGTGCGTGCTGATCGAGCGAGAGATCGCTGCGCGGATCGAGGCGCTCGCGGCCGGGATGGCCGCTCGGGAGCCGAGCTCGCACACGCACACGGGCATGATGAGCAGTTATCACGGTGGGGGTATCTCGCTAAACTACTGCACATGCGGTGCGCTGCGCCGAGTCGACGGCCCCGAATGCAGGAGCGCAGCGGATCATCCGTGGAGCGCACCGAACAAGGCGGAGGCGCTCCGAGTGGCGCGGCAGCTTGCGACATGGGAGCTCGACCGAGCCTGATCGACACTGACTCACGCGGCCACTACGGCCGCACAAGGGGAACGCATGGACACGATTCTAACGACCTTTTACGGCCCGACTAACACGCGCGGCGCGCGCATCGTCGCCACTCGCGCCTCGGCCGATCGAGCGAGCAAGACGCGCTGCGCGCGCGCGAGCGGCGCGCAAGCTAACTGATCTGGTCCCGATCACACACGCAGCGCGCAAGCTGCAAGGGAGATGAGACGATGACGACCCTGTATCAGATCACGCTAGATGGCGACGAGTTCGCGGCCGGCACACCTAACTGGTTCGCCTCGCGCGCAGAGGCCGAGCAGGCAATCGCGAGCCTGCGCGCGCTGGGCGACGACATGGACACCGATGGATGGGTCGCCGAGAAGGCGACCATCGACCACCTAAGCGACGACGATCGCACGCGCGCGCTGGTAGCCGCTGGGATCCTGCCCGCCGACACGGTGCGCTGCGAGTGCGGCGAGGCGACCGGAGAGCGCTGCGCGTGGTCGGGGCCGATCACCGAGACCGTGGTCGTCGAGTGGATGCCGGAGTATCTGCGCGAGTCGCATCGCGCGGCCGGAAACTCTGGGACGCATCCGGCTAACGGATCGCTGCAACTGCGCGTCGAGCGCTCCTGCGCCGACCGGCTCGCGCAGTGAAGCGCAAGCGATCGACTCTCCATCCGGCGAAGCGAGACGCGCTGGCAGAGACGGCCGCGCGCGAGGACGCCAGCGCGGCAGCACGCGCCCTGCGCGCGATCCCCAGCGATGCCCGCGCGGAGGCATCGCGCGAGAACGGCAAGCTCGGAGGCCGGCCGCGCAAGACGAAGTAACACGCGCAAAAACGCCACTACACATGGCGTCCGCCCGACGCGTAGATCGGGCGCTGACGAAGCAACGCGGTCACTACGGCCGCACTAGGGAGAGACGATGAGTTGCTACATGATTGAACCCGAGGCAATCGACTACCTGCTCTGCGCCGCGCAGGCGTGGCGCGTCAATCCTCATTACGACGATGAGATGCAAGCAGTCGGCACGATGCTCTACGAGGCGAACCGCCGCAGCGTCGCGTACCGATACCCGAACGAGCCGGAGATGGCGTCGAATCCGCCCTACGAGTGGCGCACTCCATCCTATGCGCAACGCCCCGCCGTTCATCCCGTTCAAGTTCTCAAGACGCTCGCCTGCCTCGAGTACCAGTCCTGCGAGCCGCCCACTTGGGCGGACAGCGGGGCGAGGGGCTGGATCAGTAAGATGCGCAGCGAGGCGATTGCCCGCATTCCGGGATGGAACGCGGCAGAATGGGGCGCTCCGAGTCTGGAAACGGGTCACGCGATCGAGAAGGAGCAGGACGAGGCCCTCCGGCCGGCCATTCGCCGCGCTGTCGATCGCGACACGTTGCGGCTCGCGGAAACCATCCGTAAGGACACGTCGCAGTGCGACGTCGAAGGCGTGCGCGCGCTGGCGCGGATGCTCGCCGACGCCCCCGAGTTTGCGCGCGTGGATGACGACGTCATGGCGAATCTGGCAGCGGCGAAAGACTACGCATTCCAATGCGCGTTCATCGCCAGAAACGGGAGCGAAGAGGAGAACGACGAAGACGCGGCGGAGCGCTACGACGAGATCCAGCGAATCATCAACAGCATCTCGCCGGCAGCGCCGTCTCTCAGGTAACGGACGCGAGTCATGGCGCAGGGGAGATCCTGCGCCATGCAGCGCGCACGTTGCACGGATGAGAGCGAACGAAAGGGCTTAGTGATTCTATCTCGCAGCAACGAGACGCCGGACGGATTCCGACGGCTCGATCGGTATACCCTGCCGTCGATGCTCGATGCCCATGCCGCCGTCGCGGAGATCCTCGCCGGATCTCCCGACGCGCGGCGCTGGTCGATCGTTCGCGTCGAACTGCGCAAGTCCGGCCACGGCAGACGATGCCACCTGCTGGTCGTCTGGCAGGCTCCGCTTGCCTGATACTCCCCCGTGCCGGTCTCGCAGGGTCGCTCGTGTCGGCACGGATCGCGCTGGCCTGTACCTGCCCAAGGGTAGCCCCGCGTTTTCGCATCCTGCGCGATTCTGGCGCTGTCTCGCGCGACTCGTTGCCATTCCATGCGCAGCCTGATACTCCCCCGCCCGGTAACCGTGGCGGCAGGAATCGCTACTCGGCCGGCAGCTATTGGTGCGCCGATACTCCCCTGCCGGTGCTCGCCCGGTGCCAACTGGAGCGGCAACGTGCGCAGCGGTAGAGCCGCCCCCAGTGCGGAATGCGTCGCACGATCGCGCGCCACTGCACGATCGGCTGATGACAGTCCGCGCAGAAGCGATTCTCGACCACGTAGTCGGGCGACTCGGCGACGCTTCCACCGTTGAGCGCCTGCGCCTCGGTGAGATCGAGTCCTTTGCCGCTCGCCAGAACGAAGCTCACTTCGTTGCCTCCTTCGTCGCGCCGATGGCGGCGAGCGCTTCGGTCGCGCTGCGCACGACGCGAACGTTGCCTCGCCAGTGCGCGTGCCAGATTTGTTGATCGGGCGTCAGTGCAGATCGCGACGCGCCGCCGCGGGGGCTGAGCGGGCGCTTCACTTCGAGGACGTGGTTCACGCCGCGCGCGCCGACCAGCAGGTCCGGGCACCCCGCGCCGACTGTGTGCAGCGGTTGGACCGACGCGCCTGCAGCGCGCAGCGCGTCGACTATCTCGCGGTGGTTGACGTCGATGTTTGCAGCGCGCCTCACGAGTGCGCGCCCTGGCTGTCGCTCGGGGTGCGTCGCATGTCGTCGAGCAGGCCGACGGATCGTTCGAGGTCGCGAAGTCGCGTCTCGACTTCCGCCTTGTCTCCGCGGGCCATCGCGGCAACGACTGCACGCGCGCGCAGAATGACGTCCTGTCGATGCAGCGCGAGCCGCTCGTTGAGGTTCATCGGTACGAATCCTCGGCGGATGAGACAGTCAAGAAGCGTGCGCGCGCGTGGTCGTGCAGCAACACGCCGAGGTCTCGCGGCCCGCTGTAGCGCGCCTTTGTAACGCGCATCTCCACGTAGTCCGGATGGTCGCCGCGCTTCAGTGAGACCACGGTGTCGGCCCAGTAGTCGGCCTTCCTCCCCTTCGTCTCGCCCTTCGCGTTCAGCTCGCTCGTCACGATGAACGCGCATTGTCCGTCGCTCGTCTTGCGCGCCTGCAAGCACCACATGAGCAGCGATCGCATGTCGGCGAAGTACGTCTCTGGCCCGTCCTGCTTCATCATCATTTCGACGATCGAGTTGAGCGAGTCGAGTACGACGAGCATCCGGTCACCGACGACGACCTCACAGGCCGACGCAACGATCGCCGACGGAGTCGCCGACGGCGCGAGGTGAAAGAGCGTGAACCGTTCGAGCGCGCGGCGCATTTCTTCGACGGGTCGATTGAGGGCTCGTTGCAGGTAAAGCGCCATCGTGGGGCGATCAAGCTCAGAGTTGAAATATGCAACCGACCAGCCGGCCTCGGCTGCGTGAACAGCGCTGGCAAGCGCGAGCATGGTCTTCCCGACACCCGTCTCGCCTGCGATCACCGTCAGCCCCGAGAAGCCGCCCGTGTGCGCATCGAGCGGCGCGACTCCACTCGGCCAGCTCGGCGGACGCTCTTGTGTGCCGAGCGCGGGGTCTTCGTCCTCGAGCACGCCAGTCCCCTGCGCGTCGAACGCGTCGCGCATGAATCGCGCGATCCGCAGCGATGGGCGCTCTGTCTGGTCGCGCAGCGAGCGGAGCATCAGCACGAGTTTCAACCGAGAGCCGGCGTCGTCCTCGTTCAGCGCATCGACCCACTCAGGGTCGATCGAATGCGCTTCGCTGATCTGCACTGCGATCGGCAGCGACTCCAACGTTTCAAGCATCCGCTTCGCCTGTCCTCGGACGTGGGCAACGACTTTCATCCGACGGTCCTTTCTCGCATCCAGTCGATCGACTCAACCGACGAGACGGCCTGCGGTGGAGCGTCACGCATCGCCTCCGCGAGCGGCGCGAGCGCTGCGTTTCGGGCGTAGCGGCGTGCTGCGTCGAGTTCGTCGCGGCGCAGGCGCGACCACCAGTTGACTGCGGCGAGGCGGTATTTCGAGACACGCCTCTCGCGCATGATCGGCAGTTTTTGCGCGAGCCACGCGCGCGCTTCCTCGGGCGTCACCGGCACGCCGAGCGGGTTGTTAGCGGCGAGGCTCGCGAGGAACGCGGCATCGGCGAGCAGGTCGCTACCGCCGTCGCGTGGCTGCGGCTTCGCGCGCGGTGGCCGCGCCGGGGCTGCGCCGGATGTCGCTACGACGGCGAGTGGCCTCGGCGGCGGCTCGGGCGGCTCCGGCTCGCAACGCTGCGGCGGGGTAGGCCCGGCGTCAGCCGGGACGCTGGCTTCGCCTGCGATCGAGGCGGCCGGCTCGGGATCTCGTTCCCCCTCAGACTCCCCCTTCCCCTCTGTATTATTCGGATCGGATCGGATCGGATTCGGAGGGGGAGTTTGCCGGGTAGCGAATCCCTGCTTTTCCGCGAACTTGGGCCAAAGAACCAGCGTGTCTACTCCGTCTATACCGACAGTCAACGAGGTGTAGACCGAGAGTCTACTGAGCATAGACCGAGCCTTTGTGAGGCGTTGACTCCCTGTGACCAGCATCGCGGCGGCTGGCGAGAGGCGCGCAAAACACGCCTCTTCAGAGGTCAATCCTTCTCGCTGCCAGCGCGTGTTCAGGTGCGCGAGCAGGCAGGCGGCGACACCTTTGATTTCGATCGGCCACGTTTCGTGGAGGATCGAGTCGTGCATTTTGAACCATCGCTTCCGGTCACTCGCCACGCTCGCCCCCCGACTACGTGATGCCGTTGTCGATGCCAGTCAGCCCTCGGCTCGTTGCCTGCGCTGGATCTCGCGGTCGATGTACCAGCGCGACTTTTCGAGGTCTTCAATCGCGTCCGCGCCGTCCTTGTGGCCCGTGCGCCAGATGTATTTGAGAGCGTTCCCGAGGTGGAATCCGAGCCCGAGCGACTCGATCGCGTCGATGCACTCGATCCCGCCGCGGGTGTAGTGGGCGGGGTGCTCGACTCGAGCGCGGGCTGCGCGCTGCCCTTGCCAACTATCCGGAGATTCCGGCGTGTTCACCGCTTCGCCCTCTTGGCGTATCTGCCGCCGGACTGGCGCGACCTCATGGCCGACTCCTCAGGCATGGGGCACGGCTTCTGCACGTGCTGGTGGACCGCGTACGCCTGTCCACAGCCTCGGCAGCGCACCCCGGCGACGCTCGATTCGATCGCGAATACGTGGCCCATTGCGGGCGGGAGCGGCCTGCTCGCGGGCTGGGTCTCCTGCCGCTTGACGCGCGGCGAGTCGCGGTAGAGCGAGCCGAGCAAGCCGAGCGTCTGCGTGTTGACGAGCGGAGTTATCACCTTCGACCTTTCGCGTTGTGAGAGGTGGCGGGGGCGGGAGTCGAACCCGCAACAGCCGGGTTATGAGCCCAGCCGAGGAACCGTCCTTCCCCGCGCAATGTGAGTTCGTATCGCGCGAGATCGCGCGCACAGTCAGCTTTGCCGCACGTCATCGCGGTGTCGTCGCGATGCGTGGCTCCGCACGAGCGGCAGACGTAGACCGTCTCGCCGGGTGCCGCGCCGGCTCGCTGCCGGCCTCGGTCGCGTGCTGCGAACACCCAGTCGCTCACCCGCGCGCCTCGGCGGTCTCGGCGCGGACGCTGCGAGGATCGACCGGCGCACGCTGCACGAAGTCCGCGACGGTGAGCCCGAGCGCAACGCAGTGCGCTGAGTAGATGCGCAGCAGCGCGAGAATCCGCGGAATGCGCAGAGAGCCACGCCCGTCCTCGACCTGCCAGATCCGGGGCGTTGTCAGCCCAAGCGACCGTGCGAACTCTGCACGGGTGAGCTTCGCCGATTCCCTTACCTGTCGATATGCGTTCATGGTAGGGAGTTTACGCTGATCGCGCGGCGATCGTCAAGCGCCTGCGTTTTAGGGCTTGACCTTTGCCTGCGGTCGCTGTAGTTTCCCTAGCGTCAACAACGAAGGGAGCCAACCAATGCCGACCCGGACCCCGACCACGTTCCACCTGATCGACCCGCGCCGACCGGCCGAGTGCTTCGAGTGCGAGGGCACCGGCGTCACCGACGTCGAGGTGACGCCCGGCTGCCCGGTGACCGAGCGCGTCGAGTGCGATTTCTGCGGTGGCTACGGGCTCATCGACGAGCCCGAGTGCCGCGAGTGCAACCAGCTCGCGCAGGTGGAGATGCGAGACGACGAGCAGCAGTTCAGCTGCCTCGCGTGCCTGCACCATTTCGTCCCGGACGGATGCGAGGTGCCGGCGGAAATCATGGCGCTCCTGATGACCGAGGCCAGCGACGAGCAGTTGGCCGAGATGGCGCAGGCGCTGCGATGAGCCTCACCGACGACGAGCGAGCCGATGCCGGGTTTCTGCGCTGCATCGCGCTGGAGACGCCTGAGGAGGTGCGGGGCGCCCAAGATCGCCTCGCGTGGGCCGAGGATCGCTGCGCGCTCGCGCTGTCATCGATCTCGATGCTCGCCGCCGAGCCCAAGGCCAGCCCGCACGGCATCACTTACTGGGCGCGCGAGTACGACAGCGCGGCAGCGGTGCGCCGCACCTGCCTGCACGAGCTTGCCGACGGGCTCGAAGCCGCCGAGGCGCTCGCCGCGCTCCGACGCGCAGAGGTGGCAGCGTGAGCCGCCCCACGCACGCGCTGAGCGTCACATGCCCGACCTGCGCGGTGGAGATGCTGCGCTTCGAAGCGCCTGCGCACGAGTCACAGACGCCCATCAACGAAACGGTCCTTTCGTCGTGGGAGTGCCGCGCGTGTGCGCTGATCTCCTACGCGGTGGAGCGGCAATGCAAGAGCGCCTGATCGACTACGACGCGACGCACGATCCGATCGAGCACGAGCACGACGCGTGGCTGTACCGCCAGACGCGCGCGGAATGGTGGGCGGGGCTCGTCGTGCAGACGATCGGACTCATGTGCGGACTCTCGATCGGCGCGAGCCTGCTGGCAGCCGCGTGGATGGCGATTCGATGAGCCGCCCGCTCGCGCCCCGCAACCCCGCGCTGCCGATCTACGACGACGGCGACTACGCGCCCGGCTCGCGCGAGTGGGCGCAGCGGCAGCAGGGGACGCAGCCCGTCAGCGCACAGGTTCAGGCGCTCCGTATCGCGCTGGCTAACTGCGATCTGCGCGAGTCGGAGATTGACGTGATCACCGCCGAAGTTCTGCGGCGCTGCGGGATCACGCCGTGAGCGTCACCGAGATCCCGTCATGGGCCGTGGTAGAGGCGCTGCGCGCCGCGCAGGCCCGCAAGGAACGAAGCGTCGCTGCGCGAGTGCGCGCGTGGCGCGAGAGATTCGCGCGCGAACCACGGGAGAGGAGCGCGAGCGAAGCGTGCGGAAGTTCCGCGCATGGACGCGGGGTCGGCAACTGTCAGGAACCGGGTGGGGCTGGCTCCGCGTCCACCATTTACACGCGCGAGAGCGCGAAGGGGAACGCATGAGCAATGCAGTGGCGATTCGAGAGATTCAGCCGGTGGCAACTCGCCGCGACGATCTGTGTTCGTCGCTCGCAGAGATCGAGCGCGTGGCCGCAAGCTGCGCTCGAAGTGGCTACTTCAAGGACGTCCGCGACGCGAGTCAGGCCGTCGTGAAGATGCTCGCCGGCCGCGAAATGGGTATCGGGCCGATCGCCGCGCTCTCGTCAATTCACGTCGTCGAGGGTCGCCCGACAGCGGGCGCGAGCTTGCTGGCGGCGATGGTGAAGCGCAGCGGCCGATACGACTACCGCGTCGTCACGCGCTCCGATGCCGAGTGCGTGCTCGAATGGTTCGACGCTGGCAAGAGCGTCGGCATGTCTGGGTTCAACGTCGACGACGCGAAGCGCGCCGGGCTCTGGGGCAAAGCGAACTGGAACAAGTACCCGCGCGCCATGCTCTTCGCGCGCGCTCTCACAGAGGGCCTGCGTGTGTTCGCCCCCGATGCGGCCGGCGGCGCGCTCTACACGCCCGAGGAACTGCGACCCGACGCGGTAGCCGACGAGGATGGCGTCATCGTCGAGGCGGCACCGATCCCGCGCATCGAGATTGCTCAGACTCCGAGCGACCACGAGGCGAAGCTCGTCAACCCGCCTCCGCGCGATCCGCGCACCGAGCCCGGCGTCATCACGCAGGCCCAGGGCAAGCGTTTGTGGGCGATGGCGGCAGAGCGCGCGAAGGCGCTCGACGGAGTCGACCGCGCCGACATCGTGCGCGACGCGCTCGGCCGACGCGGCATCGAGCACACGACCGACGTGCCTCGCGTCGCGTATGACCACATTTGCCACGATGTCGAAGCATGGGAGCCGCCGGTGGCGACTGCTGACGCAATCGAGCACGAGTGCGACAGCCCGGGCGGCGGAGAAGGCGAGGCGTTCTAGCCCATGCTCATCGATGATTACATGCGACTGATCTCTAGCGGTATCGGCTCTCGCCGCGATGGCATCGAAGCAAAAGACATCGCGCGCCACCTGTATCCGTTTCAGTCGGAGTGCGTTTCTTTTCTGGCGCGAGCCGGTCGCGGAGGGTTGTTCCTCGACACGGGGCTCGGAAAAACTGCCGTACAGCTCGAATGGTGCAGGCATGCGGCGAACGCAACGAATGGTCGCACGCTGATCCTGACTCCGCTCGCAGTGGCTCGGCAGATCGAAGCCGAGGGTAAGCGATTTGGCTACGACATCCGCGTCATCCGATCGCAGTCAGAAGTCGCAGACGGTATCAACGTCTGCAACTACGACCGATTGCACTCAATCGAGCCGGAATCATTCGGTGCGGTGTCGCTCGACGAATCGAGCATCTTGAAAAACCTGTGCGGGAAAACGTCCATCGCGCTGCGCGACGCGTTCCGGTCGCACCGATTCAGGCTCGTTGCCACCGCAACGCCCGCGCCGAACGATCATACAGAGATCGGTCAACAAGCTGATTTCTGCGGCGTCATGTCGTCGCTGGAGATGCTCTCGACGTTCTTCCTGAACGATACATCGAGAGCGTCGCAAACGTGGAGACTGAAGCGACACGGCGTCGCAGCCTTCTACGACTGGCTTTCATCGTGGTCTCGAATGGCTTCGATGCCATCCGATCTCGGGGATTCAGACGACGGATTCAGGCTTCCCGCGTTGACCGTCACGAAGCACCGAGCGAAGCATGAGGCGGTGAAATGCGACGGAGAGCTATTCGCGAGCGACAATGTCTCGGCAACGTCGATGCACGACGTGAAGCGCCAGACATCGCGCGCACGAGCCGAATGCGCCGCGGGAATCGTCGCGATGGATGATTCCTATCCGTGCGTCGTTTGGTGTGACACGGACTATGAAGCCCGCGAGATCGTGAACGCTCTATCCTCGTTCGATGGCGTCGCCGAGGTGCGAGGTTCGCAATCCATCGACCAGAAGGAAGAGACGCTAGAAGCGTTCCAACGTGGCGATGTTCGAGTCCTCGTGACGAAGCCGAGCGTCTGCGGGTTCGGGCTCAACTGGCAGCATTGCGCGCGCACCGTTTTCGTGGGACGCACGTTTTCGTACGAATCATGGTATCAGGCGATCCGCCGACTATGGCGCTTCGGACAGCGCCGCGATGTCGAGTGTCACGTCATCGTTGCCAGCGGCGAGAACGCGATTGACAGGGTCATCGCGCGGAAGGCTGGAGACCATGAGGCCTCAAAAGTTGCGATGCGCGCCGCGATGCGAAGAGCGATAGGCGCGACGAGATACACGCGCTCGGAGTACGCACCGGCACATTCAGGGAGGATGCCGTCATGGTCGTGAACTGCATTGAGGATGCACACGGTGAATCATTCGCAACGTACAATGGCGATTGCGTGCATGTAATGAGCCAGCTTCCGGACGAATCCATCGGGTTCAGCGTGTACTCGCCTCCATTCGCGAATCTGTTTGTCTACTCGGACTCGGCTGCAGATATGGGCAACGTGAAGGACGACGACGACTTCGAGTCGCGGTATGCGTTCGTCGCGCGAGAGATTCTAAGGATCACGAAGCCGGGTCGAATAACGGCCGTGCATTGCTCAGACCTGCCGCTTACGAAGTGGCGCGACGGAGCTATCGGGATTCGCGACTTCAGCGGGCGAATCATCAGAATCCATGAAGAGGCCGGCTGGATTCTTCATTCTCGGCGGACTATCTGGAGGTGCCCCGTTGTCGAGATGACGCGCACCAAGCACGTCGGATTGCTGTATAAGCAGCTCCGAAAGGATTCGTCGAAGTCTCGCGGTGGAATGCCGGATTACCTGATGACGTTCGTGAAGCCCGGCGAAAACGCGGAGCCTATCGAGCACACTCCGGAGGAGTTTCCGCTGTCGCAGTGGCAAGAGTGGGCATCGCCTGTATGGATGACGGTCGATCAGACGAACGTCTTGCAGGTGCGCGGAACGAAGGACGAATGCGACGAGCGGCACCTCTGCCCTCTACAGCTCGACGTGATCCATCGAGCAATCGTCATGTGGAGCAACCGCGGCGACGTCGTGCTTTCGCCGTTCATGGGGATCGGATCCGAGGGAGTGATAGCACGCCGGCTCGGGCGTCGATTCATCGGCATCGAACTAAAGCCGAGCTATTGGAGGATCGCTACTCAATCCATTACCGCGGAAGAGAATCAGCTCAATATGTTCGCCGGTGCAGCCTCCAATGCGTGACGCACTCGCCAAGATCGAGGCCGAGGCGACATGGGCCAGTGGACGATATGGCGCGTTTACCAGCACTCACGAGGGGCTCGGCGTGCTGATCGAAGAGATCGACGAGCTGCGCGACGCTGTGCGCTCGAACGTAATCGGAGCGGTAGAACGAGAAGCCGTTCAAGTCGCCGCCGTCGCGTTGCGATTGGCAGCGGAGTGTATCTGCGCCCGCGAATGCGAATACTCAACGCCATTCTCGAAGAGGAGCATCCCGTGAAACTGCACGACGTCGCAGCAGAGATTGAGCACCTGCTCGGCACGCAGGTCGATCAGGACACGGGCGAGATCACGCCCGAGACGCTGGCCG